CTGGGGGTTGACGGCGTACACGTTGGCGATGGTGACCACGTCGCCTTTCTTCAGGCGGGCAGCGGCAGCAGCCGTCCAGCCGTCCGTGATGAGCGAAGAGCCTGTCTGCGAAGCGCCATTGACCAGCGGAGTGCCGCCGAGCGGGCCAACCGTGTGGACGTTGACGTTCTGGGACATCGAGAAGTTGAGGCCCAGAGCCGTGCCCATGTTGCCCGTCTTGTACTGCTGGGCAATGTCCGTGGAGGACTGGAAGAGGCCTTTGAGGGCGTCCACAGTGGCAGCGTTGGCGCCGGGGTTGATGACCGCATAGCGCATGTCATCGACCGGAGCGCCCATCTCGGAGAGCTTCTGGCCGCCCTGGAGATAGATCAGCGCAGTGGCCGGCGTGGTACCCGGCGTGCCGACGAGCGAAGAGACGTTGTTGTACAGCGTCAGCCCGTCGAAATCGATCTGATTTGCCAGCTGCGAAACAGCGGGCTTCAGAATGCGCTGACTGAAGTCGTCCAGGTTCAACGTGAGCTCTTTGGAGGTGAAGCTCAGGTCGATGCCCTTCTGATTGCTCAGTTGCAGGGTGGTGTACGCTTCCGTGTGATCCTGAACGCTCGCCGCGGCGCCAGAGCGCACGGTGTAGCGGGAAGGCTTGCGGATGCGCAGCGTGTCGCCGATCTTGGCCCCGCCGACTGCGAAACGCTCGTCGTATTCGCGGTTAACGTGCTTGGTGAACGTGAGATTGTTTTCGAGCACCATCAGCGCTTCGCGCGTGATCATGTCGATGGTGAGAACGGTGTTAGACATTTCAGTCCCTCAGCGAGCGGCTACCGGCCGCCGCCAGATGTGCGCCACCGCTTGTACTCCTCGAAACTCATGTCAGCCTTAAACGCAGTGACGGGAGCCGCCGCCGTGCCTACGGGCCGAATTGGTTCGGGAGCCTTGGTAGCCTTGGGTTTAGGTGCCTCAGGAGCGGGAGCGAACTTCCCCTCGAGAGCAGCTAGCGCCTTGATTTGAGCAATCGGCGGCAGCTGCGCGATGCGGAGCGCCTCCGCCCGGTCACTGCCCAGCGCGTACATGATCTCCGCGGCGTGCTCGGATTCCAGGAAGAAATCCCGCATCACGGCGGACATGGGCGCCCCGTCGATTACCTCGTCAAAGTCGTCATGCTTGGCCCGGACCGCTTCGGCCTTCTGTTGAAGGGACTGGACCCGGGCCGCGGCTTCCGCGTCGGCTTTCGCCTTCGCCTCCGCCTGCTCTCTCGCGGCAAACTTCTGCTCTACCTTCCAGTCGGTGAGGGCCGTCACGTAGGCATCGTAAGAGTCGAAAGACTCCAGTTTCGGCTCAGAGGGATCGGCTACCGGCACTTCGACGGGCTTAGCCGGCTGCGCAGCGGATTTCTCCGCCAACTGCCGCTCAAGCTCCGAGTTCTGCCGCACCAGCTTGTCAATCCGCCGCTGAAAACCGCCTTTGCCTTTGTTGTGCTGCTCTTCAGACTGCCCCTGCTCTTCTTTCCCGGTCTCTGATTCCGGGACGGGTTCTGGCGCCTTTTTAGGCTCCGCAGAGGGTTCTTTTGCCGGTTCTACCGGCTTGCCTTCACGCTCGGCCCGATAGTTCTCAAGCGAGAATTCGGGCTCAGGCGCAGGGGTGATTACAACGGATTCTTCGGGCATGGATGACTCCAAGGATTGAGGCGCGGCGTACAAGGCCCACCGCTGGGCCGTCGATCTAGACTTCTGCCGATTCCGGCTGTTGGGCGGCCATTCGTTCAGCCGCTTCCTGTTGGGCTTGCTGCTGCTCCGCCTGGTGACGGTGCTGCGCATCCAGCTTGATAGCGTCGAGCTCGTTGCGGAGTACCGCGAGGCCCTCTGCCTGGTTTAACTGCGCGATGGCGATTGCCCGCTTGGTTTCTTCCTGCATGGACGCGATGCGCTCGCGCGAAGCCAGCTCCGCCTGCTTCGACTCCAACTCGTTGGCCTGCTCATGAATCACGGCCGTCATCTGCTCGTGCTGCTGACTAAGCTGCGCCAGCGCCGCCTGCAACTGTTGCGGGTCCGGCCCCTGCTGCTTCTCATCCTTCGGGCGCAGTTCAGGAGGTAGCGCGGCCTGTAGCCGCTCCGCCAGCGCCTCAGAGCCCGGCCAGTCCATCGCCTTCACAACCAAGTCGCCCGCCACCTGCATCAGTGGGGGGTACGCTTTGGCGAGCTCGAGCATGGACGCCACGCTCTGCTCTCGCTTGGTGGTGTATGAGGGGCCGGTAGACACAACGACGTCATACAGGCCCGTTGTGAGGTCGTAGACGCGCTCTGTGCCGTTGTGCTTGGTGGGCTGGTTTACCTGAACCGTCTCTGTCTCGCCATCGAGGCCCACAATGCGCAGCACGCGCGGTGTGTCGTAGATTCGTGGGATCAGGTCCAGCAGGATGCGGCCGCAGTGCCGAATAGCGCGGCTGAGGTTGTCCTGGAAGTGGAACGTAGCCACATCGCCCTCGCGTTGCCGTGCGAGGATGGCCCGCCCGCTCTGCTCATTCGACCGCGCGCCCAGCGAGGCGTCATAAATGCCCGTCGTGGCCTTGATGTCATCGGAGGACATCAGCCGGGCGTGAGAGATAGCCTGAATTGCAGGCTCCGCGGACTGGCGCTGAGGAGCGCCCAGGACCGTGCCGCCGACAGACTTTGGAACGTAGGTCAACACCGGGTTGTTGCGGATGTTGGCCGTTTTCCACTCCTGCTCATAGCCTTCGATCTGGCCCTCTGCCACGATGAAGGGAGCCTTCGGAGCCAGCGCTATAGCCTCAGTCTCCGCAGAGGCCCAGTAGTTGTACATCCGCTGCGAGTCTTTGGAGTGCCGCACGAGCGAAGCGAGCACCACTTGGCCGTCCACTTCCGCCTCATCGCCCAGCACCGGGACAATCGGAATGTACTTCCCCGGCCAGTCGCGGCGCTCGAGCACTTCCACGCCGTTCATCTTGCACCACTTGACGACCGGCTGAGTCGAATTCCGCTCGCGGATCACCATCAGGCCCTCGGGTACGTCCGCCTTCGGCATGGACTTCATGCCCACAGGTGTCGCTACCAAGCACAGTGTGATGGCCTTTTCCTCGACGTAGAAGTATTCGGCAACCCGTACACCAGCCGGCGTGATCCAACCAGGCGCCCGGTTCCCGATCCCTTCAAAGCCAGCAGCCGATGCCGCCTCGCTGTCCGGGTAAGCCGCCTTGAATGCCTCGTGGGTGAGATCCTCCACCACGAAGCACCACTTGGCGTCGGAATAGTCCGGCTGCTGCGCCGACGGATCGAAGTAGACCGCAAACGGGTTACGAATGCGGCGGATCAAGATCTCCTGATCGAACGAATCGGGGGCCGTGTAATCTGTCAGGATCCGGAACGCCCCGAACCCGCAGCGGACAGCGCTCTCAAACGCCGTGTCGTAAGCCACATCCGCGCCGCTATTGGCCTCGATGTGCCGACAGATACCGCCGATGATTTCGGCCGTGTCCGGGTCTCCCTGATCGTCCACAGGGCTGATCTTGATAGCGGGGCGGTTCTGGCGCTGATCGTTCACCACCTGCTTGACGAACGCGGGCAGCCGGTTGATGGTGAGGCAGGGCCGCCCGTCCTGATCCCGCTGGCGCCGGATGCTGTCCGGCCACTGCTCGCCAGTCACGAAGCGCAGATCGTCCAACGCCTTGTCGCGCATGTCGCGCGTCGCGTCTACGGCTTGCTGGAAGCGGTCACGGGCGAGACTGAGTATTTTCTGATCCTGCATTATGCCATCCACCCCGAGCCAGCGCCCTCATAGTAGGCCGGTCCCTGTTTCGGCTTGCGCCAGTCGAGCGACTGGGGCCGCTTGATGCCCAGCGCGAAGTACCGGAACGCATCCGCGCCGTGCGATGCCGCATCGTGCAACGGCTCCCGCGTCGGACTGCCGAGAGCCTCCACAATCCCGTAGCGGTAGTGCCGCAGCGCCTGGAGGCCATCGGAGCACCGCTCAGCGTCAAACCAGCACACCGGGAAGATCGTTCGCGCGGCGTTGATGCCATCCGCGATGCTCAACTTGGGAACAATCTCCACACGCCGGCCAGCGGCTACCGCCATCTCCTCGATGCTCTTACCCGTCCCGAGCTGCCCAGACCGCGCGTCGTGCGGCAGGTAGTCCGTTCCGTACACGTAGGGCCGCTCCTGAAGCGCGCGGAGATACCAGGCCAGATTCCGCCGTGAGTCCTCGAGATAATCGATCAGCCGGTACTCGAATCCCACCACCTGGGCAAACCAGATGGCCGTACAGTCGCCGTAACCCAGATCCCAGAACGTGTGCACCGGATGAGCCGGGTCGTAAGGGACCGGGCAGATGCGGCGCGAGGCGTCCAGCTCGCGTAGTTCGTTGGCGTACACCGCGCCCTCGATGTTCGTGATGCAGCCGCCCTCCCAGATGTGCTGATAGGCGTCCGGGTCGGTGGCCTTCAGGTGCTCCATCTCAAGCCGCAGGACTTCAGGAAACCAGGGGTTGTCACGCCAGCCGACCTTGACCACGCGGGCGCTGGGAGGCGGCGCCAGCACGAAGCGCTTGTACGTCTCGTCCGTCGCCAACTCCGGGTTGAAGCTCACCCAGATCTCAGAACCATCTTTGCGGATCGTCGGGATCAGCGTCTCCCACGAGTGCTTGCTGACCGTCTGCGCTTCCTCCACCCACACGATATCCACGTCCTCGGTTGACTTGATGTTGGCGATGTTGAGGCGGAGGCCGGCAAAGATCAACTCCGTGCCGTTGGGGCCGAGAATGTGTGCCTTTTGCACGTCGAAGGAGTCCGTCATC